TCATAAATCCCACTTCCTTTGTTAAACCAACCATTTCTTGTGCAAGCTGGTGTACTACATTAACCACCTGCTCTGCATTATCCATTCGCCTACGTAAAGATACATTCTCTTTCTTTAATTCGGCTATGGATACTAAGATTTCCTGCTCTTCCATGTGCGCTCCTTTCTTTAATTTATGCCATAAAAATAAGACCCGTTAAGGTCTTGCTCTAATCTCCATATATTCTCCTGTCTTAAAATGTCGAACGTTTTATCTTGTTTTTCTCTGTCTATAAGGTATACTTATCTTAGCTGGATTGCTTATACTCTTGTGTATATTTTTTCCTTTTGTCGTTTGAGTAGCAGTCCAGCTCACTTCTTTTTTTATAATTTGCTCAATTATATAATCCTTTTATTCAGAAACAATACACTCCTCATATCCATCTGTAATGAGAATAGTTTCTACATCATTTCTCCATTTTTCATAAAGTTTCGTTCGAACAAAATAAGCTCTATATTTGTCCTGTCCTGCTTTTAAATTCTTGTCAGCTTGTGCCATAATCATTCTTGCAATAAATGTGTTCATATCCATATTCCTTTCTCCTTAGACTCCCATAAGTGATGGGATTACTTCTGTTAAAATACTGTCAACTGTTGTTGCCAATTCTTGGTTTGCCTGTTCCAGCGACAAAACTTTTTCTTGCATTGTCTTTTCTTTTTCTTCCTCATAATCAATGTAAAAATCAATTTTTGTCTGTATATCTTCTTCTGTCACAGTAAATGAGTTTACTGAAAAAACATTTGTCATATATACATACATTGTTTGCTTTAGATTTTTCTCAGGTTCAATAATTACCTGTTCTTCTTTAATAAATTTATTTACGATTACATCAGCCTTATTTTCGCTAACTTTCTGATATCTGACAATCGGTTGTTTTTCTGTGTAAAGTGTTTCTTGTTTCATCTCCAATCACCTTCCTTGCAATTTGAAAAACTTTATTATATTTACTTTTTCTTTTAAACTTGACTGAATTACACTTTTTAACAAATCCATGCCTAGACATAAAACCTCTGCATATTGCTATATCAACATCTTTATCAAATTTATTGATTATTTTTGTATCCTTTGAAATCCTACGGAAAATTCTTTTTCTGATTGTTGTGTGTCCTTATAATAATTTTGTTTTGTTAATCCATTTATAAAGAGGGGAAATCCCCTCTTTGCTACGCTACGCTACGCAAATTCACCCCTGTAAACGTTTAGGGATAGGCGAGCGAGGACATTCCACCAAGCACGCCCAAGCCCGCCGCTGCAATGCGAGCGGAAAGCACCATCAACACCCCCGCCCCCGAGATCACCGAGCAAAAGAAACTCTCTTTGACCAGTCGTAGCATTATCAAAATAAATCCCATCACAGAATCCTGTACTTGAACCACTTCCAGATTCACCAGCCTGCGTGATAATATTCATTCCATTTTCTAAATCAATATGAATATTAGTTCCATAACACCATTGGGTGTTTTTTGCGACAGTCATTTGTTTAGGTAACTTTTTATAATTTTTCTTAGCAGTATTTATATCTGTGGTCAATTTTGTAGAATCGTCACAAACATAAACATCTCTATGTGTTCCGTCAATAATGTCCATAAAAGCATTTCCTAAAGTTTCATATCCACCGACCATGCATTCAATTCCTTGGATAACGCTTGGATATAGCATTGAAGAAATCTGTGATTTTGTTTTACATGGACAACCATCTCTACCAATAATGTCATCAGAAAATCCACTGTTCCAATGCATAGAAGTTACCCATGTAGTTGCTGTAGTAGTAATATTCTCTGAAATATCTAACACAAGTGCTTTATTATCTACATCAACTTCAATAATATCCAAAACATTAACATTATCACATATATTATGAATTTTTACATTTCCTCTGTCCTTATTTGTATCTTCTCCTAAATCTCCAACAGAAACAGAAGAACCTATAGGAAATTTTTCGGCATTTGCTTTTGCGAGCACAACACGTTTTACTCCTGTCTCAGGTTTTGAAATGAGAAATTGATTTTCATAAGCTGCGAAATGTCCGCCTAACCGTTTATTCCAATCTCTATCTGCATATTTAATTAAGAAGGTGTTTTGAATATACGCAATATCAAAACTACTGCCGAAACAATATTCTTCTCCACGTTTTTTCCCTTCTGTTATGCAACCATTGTGACTTAATATATTTCTAACTGGAGCTTTTCCTTTATAAGAACCAATTGTTTTGCTAGAATTTCTGCCAGATACATATTTTGCATATAAACAGAAACTTCTCATTCCATCAGTTTTTTTTGCTTCTGGACACAATATATATCCTTCGTGTTGTGCATCAGAACGGGAAAGATAGAAATAACCATCTTGTACCCATGCTTTTTGATAATAAGGCATCCCTAAAACAAAGGTATCTTTTTCTTCTGCATTATAATTTGCATCACCTTTCATAGCTGTAATCTGTAGCTTTCCGTTAATTCTTTCTACGTTACAGTCATATGTCTTAAACAGCGGAATTTCTGCGTAGTCATCTCTTCCTTTTTCTGTAATAGTAGATGGTTCTATAATTAATCCTGCATTATCGTCTAATTTCTCACCCGTTGAGACTTGTGAAGTTTCCCACAATGGAAATTTCACAGTATATTTCTTGCCTGTTCTTTGTAAAGCAAAGAAATTCTTAAAGAAAATATCTGTATATGCCGTGGATTTAATTTGTTCTATATCTTCCTTCAATTGAGCAACTCCCTCTTTGTTAGTGTTAATCTGCTCCCTGTCTGCGATAATTTCCTGTGCAGCCGCCTGTACTGCCTTTACCTGTTTATTTCCTTCCGCTGTTACAAGTCCTGTCTGCTCTGTTCCTTTTTCGGCAATCTTTGTAAGCTCTGTTGTTGTAGCTTCTTGCACGTTTGTTATCTGTTTCTGTCCTTCTTTGGAAACTTCTGCTTTAATCACATTTACATCCAGTCCAAACTGGTTTACTTTATCATCCAACTCTTGCTTTGCAAGATTTTTCTGCTCGGTAATATAAGTCGCTGTCTGGTCTTTCACTTCCTGCACAGATGCAGTTTCCTGTCTTCCTATTGCCTGTATAGCATTATCTTTCGCAGTTGCAACCGCCTGTGTTGCTTCTGCGGTCTTTTCTGTCACATGGGTATCAAATCCATTTACCAAGGTCCCTACATTATTTTCTGCCTGTCTTGCACTTTCTTCTGCTTTTTTTGCCTCTCTAGCACTTCCGGCAGCACTATCTTTACTGTTCTCTGCCTGTCTAGCACTTTCTTCTGCTTGTTCTTTTAACTGTCTTGCATTTGTTTCCATTTGTGCCACAGACTGTTTGTCTTCTGCCACTTTTGCAGCATCCTTTTCTACTTCCCTTGCCAGACGCACTACTTTGTCATGTGCATCCGAAAATTCGGGTGTCATGCTTCCTGGAATTGCTATGCACTGCCAGGATTCGGTGTTTTTTTTCGGCTCTGGCACTATTCCTGTAATTGTCTGCCCTAATTCTGCAAGACACAGGTAAGAGCCTCCCTGCATGGCAACAAGGTCTAAATATTCATATTTGGCTGTACTGTCAAAATTCCCTCTCGGGTTCGGAGAAACATTCCCCAAATCAGTTTCCGTATAATGATTTTCTGTCTGCATTTTTTCACCTCCTAAAAATTAAGCCGGTAAAGAAGCCGGCTTCCGACACGGACAAAGCGCACCTTGTCAATTTCTTCGTCAGAGTACATTTTCAAACGTCCGTTTACAACTTTAAAAGCTGCAAAATAAACGTTTCCGGTATCTCCCTTTAACTCTGCTTCTTTATCTTTTACATAAGTGTCAATTTCATTTTTAGCATCTTCTACTTGTCCCGGAATTTCTTTTACCGTCTTTTTCGCTTCCTCTGCATAATACTTCGCATTATCCTCGGCTCTTTCCGGTAAATCTTCCCTTCCGTGTGCGTAGCCTTCTGCCTGTTTTTTTGCTTCTTCTGTTTTTCCTACGGCATCGTTTACAAGCTCCACAACCTCGTGAAAAATGTTCGGGTTGTCATTTCCTCCACAGATTTTCGGTCTTGCTTTTACGTGGATTGCAATTTTCTTTTCTGTCTGCCCCGCTTCTTTTCCTGCCAGATAAAGAAAGGCGTAGATGATGTAATTCTGTACGGTGCCTTCGTTTTCCAGCATACAGTCCGGAATAATCACGTCTGTTCTGCCTTCCTGTGTGGTTCCGATACGTACTAGAGACTCTCCGCCCTTTTCCTGTAAGGAAAAATGCACTTCCACAACCGGAGGGAGCTGTAAGCCCTCTATCCGGAGTACCTGCCCATAATCCCACTGCCATACCCCGTAGACACTTGTAAAGCTGTCTTGGGTAAAAATGGCTGTTGTAATATTCATGTTTCCTCCTATTCTGCTAACTTAGCTACTTCCTGTTTTAAAGGCTCCTGAATTTCTTCCAGTCTTAAATGTCCCATTTTAATTCGCATTGCCAGAAATCTTGCCATGACTTACACCTCCTTTTTTAAGATTACTTCCTGCAAAGCTGCCTCTGTTACATCTGCACGCTTGGATAATAATTCAATCTGTTTTTCTGTTTCTGTTTTTTCTCTTAAAGAAATAGTTGCCAGCACTTTTCCCTCTGTCTGGTCTACGCTTGTAAAAAGCGGACCGGTAAGTTTTAAATCTGTATAAGTACCTATTACCTGTTCTTCCTGTTTAAACTGCACACTATCCAAGTTTCCAGCTTTCGTAAGCGCCTGCGCTGCTGTTCCAAGGGCATTAAAATTATTTACTACGATGGTTGCATTTCCAATGCTTGCCCCTGCTAAAATTTCCAGTTCTATCTTATCTTTTAATACAATTTTCTGCATAATTCCCTCCTAAGATAATTTAATAATGTTTAGATATTCCGCGCCTTGGCTCCATACATCCGTAAGAGTGCTATCCACAGAGATGTAGGCTTTTAATTTCGTTCCTGCGGCAAGGTAGTTGTACGTAACGTAGCTAAGAGTATCATAAGAGCTACCCTCTGGCAGAAAATGGTGGTCTCCACCCATATCATTTTCATTTTTCGTAATCTTAGACCAGACAGTTCCGCTTCCTGTGCCAGTCTTCTTATGTAAGCTTGCTTGTAATGTAATTAAGTATACGCCACTTTTCTTAATTTCAATGTAGCCGTCTTTTCCGTTAACTCCTTTGTAATACTCCGTTTCTCCTACAAATCCATTATAATTTCCGGTTGGCTGCCATCCGCTTGTAATTAGCCACTCTTTTCCATAACCGCCCATGGTTACAGAGATGCATTTAGCGTCAATTTGTTTCTTTAACTCTTTTCCTATAATTGAATCTAAAGCATAGCCTTCTTCTGTTGCAGTAAGGGTTTTAACTGGATTTGCAAAGGTATGTTTCTTAAATTCCTTAACCTCCACCAGCATATCAATTCCCTCTATGGCAGTTCCATTTAAGCGCACCCGGCAGAAAGGCTTCTCTGAACGGCTTGTACCGGTACGGATATCTGTATCTTTCACTGCCGGGTCGGTTGCCTTTGCTGCATTAGGAGTTCCCAAAACCACTTTAAAAGCCACACTTTCTATGCCGCTTCTTTCTTCTTTTTTGTATTCCATAACAACAATATCATTGCGCTTCATTCCCTGTGTTCCGGAAGTTAAATTTACAGCTTCATTTTTCCCGTAGCCAATGTAGACTTCTCTCCCGTCAAATACCGCTACCCCGTCTTTTACAGTAATACGGTTTGCTGTCTGGATTTCTACCGCCATCTTACCCCCAACAGGAAGGATAGCAGCTTTCCCGTAAATCCCTCTGTTAAAATCTGCCATCTGCTCCGCGGTAACATGGTTTTTCCCTTGGAAACCTGTTACTAATTCCATTTAATCCTCTCCTTCCACTTTGTATTCCACAGAGATTTCACCCTCATGCATTCTTACAATTTTTCCTGTAATGGGTTTTTGTAAGTAAAATCCGGTATCGTAATCCCTGCCGGCTATGGTATCTCCTATCTGTGCTTCTAAATCCTGTACATCCATTTCCATTTTCCGATAGTCCATAAGCTCTTTTAAGCGTTCTTTTCCACCTTTAATAAGTTCCTCTACACTTTCTACATTGTTGTAGTCGTAGACGGCTGTACGCTCTTTTAAACCGGTATAATAAGGCTTATCCTGTGCGATGCTTCCGTCTTCCTGCACATAAAGGTGTACTACTTGCCTGTCTTTTAAATCTCCCTTTCCAAGGCAGATTAGGTGGTTAATCCCACGTTTATAATCCTTAAAATGTACAGCCACCTGTGAGTCCTGAGAATACTCGATTTCTGCGGATAAATTGCTTTTAGGAACAGCAGAAAGGACAACAAAAAAAGGCTCGTTTGAACCGCCCTGTTTAATCTCTATATTCAGTCTTGCGCCTTTTGCATCCAAAAGCTTTGTAAATCCGGTAAGAGCATCGGTGTAACGGTCAAAGCTGCCGTTTAAGGTAATTCCACTGGGTGTTTCTGGTATCGTAAACATCCCGTCAAAGGCATTGCTTAATACCTCCTTTAAAATCGCATGTGCGTCTCCGTTTACGGTTAGATAATCCTGTCCGTCTGGAGGGCAGATGATAAACTGTTTCAAAAATCCACGGAAAGTGTTTCCTCTCCATGTTTCTTCCTCTCCATTTGTCCAAGAGTCTTTTTCTTCCAGCAGAACACCGTATTCTGTTCCAGGACAAATAAGGTACATTCCATAATCCAGATGTCCTTTATCCGCTATAATCTCAGCATCGTTTGTGTCTCCGATATCTAAATCTACGGATATATACTCCGGTAGCAAACCTAATTCCATTTTTTCTGCATTGCACACTATAAACTCCATTTTGGTTCGCTCCTTTCATCAAACAACGTAATATCCACCCCGAATCCACCAGACCATTGAAATGTATTCATTCCGGGCGGTATCTTTTTAAATACAGAATAGTGCTTGTCTCTAGCATTGTAGAGATTTGTTATTTCCCCTAATCTGCCTATCTTCTGCACTGTATGTGTCAAACTATCTATCACCAGCCGTTCCCCTTCGTATATAGTTGTTTCCACCCGGTAAGGGTGTCCGGCTATGGCAATCTGTGGGTTTTCTACAAATCCATAAATAGCAAGAATAAAGTTGCTATCTGCAAACGATGGATTATATAAAATCTCATCTCCTTTTGCCCGGAAGAAATCAAATTGGAATTCCGGGAACATAACTCCTTCTGTTAAAATGCTGTCACCGCCGGAAATGGGGTTCTCCGGCAGATACTGGTATGGTGTTTCTTTAATCCAGAAAGGATAATCTGTAATTAAGGTGTATTCATAAGAGCGTATCACTCCATTACCCCTCTTACTTTTCTTACAGGATTTAATAAAACAGCGCATATAATAGTCGTTAATATAGATTTTCCCTGCAACATCATTATAGATATCTTTTTCAAAGACTGCATTTAATTTGTTACACAATTCTTGTGTAGTTTCTTTAGAGCTGCTTATAATATCTATATTTAATTTTCTTTCTGTAATTTCTTTTACAAATCCAGCAATCTTTCCATTGCTTTCTATTTCCACATTGTCGTAATCCGTTAAATCCGACACAAGGACCTTGTATGGCTCTTTATTTAAAATAACTTCCACACCTTCGCTATTCACATATCTTATTATCATGCCAATACAATCCCTCCATCCCTTAAACCTCTTCTTAATTCTCTATTATTCAGAGTAATCGGCTTTTTATTTGCTTTATTTAAAGCTCTAAGCATAGCAGACTCTACTTTTTCATAATTCGTAGTTTCCCCGGTATAATTATTTGTTACGCTTTTTACAATTTGACTTGCAGTAGGTGCACTACCTTTTCTAAAGATATTGTCTGCTTCGGCTTGTAGCTTACCTATTGTGGTTTCAAGTCCTTTCTGCATATCGGCGTCAGGAATATTCTTTTCAAATCCTATCCCCATACCAAGAGCCATCATTTTTCCGACTTCATCACGCATAACTCTTGAAGGAGAATGGATACCAAGAGCTTTTTTAATACCTCCAAGTACAGAATTAGCAAATCCCATAACTTTGTCTGTAATCCAACCAACCATACTGGAAATTCCATTCCAAAGTCCAGTCACAATATCTTTTCCTATACTCACTACTTTTCCTGGTATAGATTTAATTGCGCTTAATACAGCATTTCCTACGGCAATAGCGGCATTTTTAGCGGTACCTATCATAGAACGAATTGCATTGCCAAAACCACTTATAGCAGTTTTACCGATATTAGAAAGTGTGGACGGAAGATTTACTATTGCATTTTTCACTGCGTCATAAACACTTTTTCCTGCGTTTTTAACAGCGCCAATCATGCTGCTTATTCCGTTCTTAAAAAACGTGATAATGTTCTTACCCAACGATAACCAGTTAAATGCCATAATAACATCTACAATAGCACTCACAATCTTAGGCGCATTGGCAATTAAATCAGGAATTGCACTTATAATACCTTTGATAAGTTCCCATAACAATTCAAAACCTTTTGCTAAAATCGTAGGAAAATTATCATTTATCACATTAGCAAAAGTGGAAATAATCTCTGGTACTTTGGCAATCAAAATCGGAATTGCTTCTACAAATCCTTGCACTATCTGTCCCAGCAGTTCAAATCCCTTTTGTATCATTACCGGAGCTGCTTCTGCTAATTTATTTCCGATACCCTGTATAAAATCTAAAATTTTAGGAAGTGCCTCTGGAATTGCTTCTACAAATCCTGTAATTAAATTGTTTAATAACTCATATCCTTTTTGTAATAATACAGGCGCTTGCGCTGTTATCTGCTCATATAATTGTGTTACCAGTGTAATTGCAAACGTTCCGATAGATGGCAAGAGCTGCATCATACCAGAAAGAATAGAGCTTATAATTTGTCCGCCAGCAGATAAAAATTGAGGTATATTTGCAGTTATGTTGTCTATAAAAGTTGTAATTACTCCCACTGCCGTTGTTATTGCAGTAGGAATTTTTTGACTAATACCCAATAAAAGATTAGATAAAATTTGCCCACCAGCCTGTATTAAGCCATCTACACCTTCTGTCTGAAATGCCGTAGTAAGCTGTTCCAGAGCGTTTATAGCAGACGGCAATAACTCCTTAGCCATTGACTCAGAAATAGGTTTCACAACCTCTCCAAGAAGCTGCTGTGCATTATCTTTTAATGTGGAAATCAAACCATTAACGGTTTGACTCTGCTTCTCCATGGATTGAAAGTATTTTCCGCCTTCCGAAGTCGCACGCTCCATAGATGCCGTAATTTCATCTACGGAAAGAGTTCCTTCACTAATTCTCTTATACAGGCTCGCCATACTCTCTCCAGTAGACTCGCTAATCTCTTGCAAGGGGTTAAACCCTGCTTCAATCATTTGCTTTACGTCTTCCAGAGAGACTTTTCCGGCAGAACTCATTTGCCCATAAGCTGTTGCAATGCGAGACATTTTGTCCGCCGAACCTTGGGAAATATCCCCTAACATCATCATCTTATCCATGGCATCATCTGCTGTGAAGCCATAGTTCATAAGAAGCTGCGTAGTATCTGCCAGCTCCGGCAATTCAAACGGTGTTTCTGCTCCTACCTTTTTAAGTCTTTCTATAACCTCCGCTGCTTTATCCGCAGAACCCGTCATAACTTCAAAAGAAGTCTGGTATTGCTCGATGGAGGCATTGTATTTAACCCCTGCTGCAACTCCAGCTCCCATAGCTGCCGTAACACCAGCAACTGCGCCAGCTAACACTGCCATTCCTTTCGACGCAATACCGCCTAAATTTTTTAATCCTTTATTAAATCCATTTTCATTTATGGATGTATCAAACTTTAAGGAGCCATCATAGCCCATACTATCCCTTCCTTTCTTGGATAGCACAGGCTCTACGGCTCAATTTAAAGTGCTTTTATCTCTATTTCTTTTTTACAAGTTTTGCATTTTATAAAAATTCCACCATTTAAATTAGCTGTGTTGTCATACACACATAATTTTGTTCCGCACAAAGGGCATTTGTACCATTGTCTTTTATATGACGGATACTTTATTTTTTTCAATTCACACCACCTTTCTACATAAACGCATTACCAATATCATATTCTGTAAGCTCACTCTCCGGCAGTTTAATAGACCTCTGGATTTTTTCTATCCTCTTTCTTTCCTCCTTATCCCTAATCGTAGATAAATCAATAGAACGGTACATAATTCTCTGTTTAATTTCTGTTTTCTCCGACAATCCATCAAATAGTTGCCGAAATTTCCACCAGTGCAAGTATTTTACCTCAGATATATCTATTCCATAATCCTGCCAAAATCCGGACAGAATATAAGGATAATCCAGCGCAAAAGAAAAAAGCGGTTTTGGTTCTTCTGCCTCTGTATCTTCGCCTTCTCCGCTTTCTTCTGTATGCACATCATTAAGCTCTTTCATGGACACAAAATCAGTCAATCTTGATATCGCGTCATCCATGTTTTTTGGTTCTTTCAAAAAATACTGTCGAAGAAAGAGCATTTTCTCATATCCATTCACTTCTTCATCATTAAGCATATCCAATAGTTTTATGTATTCCCTAAAGTCTGTAATTATCGGTATAAATTCATTTTCTACCTTCAAGACTGTTGGGTAGTCTTCGTAAAACAAATTCATGTTATCACTTCTTTACTTTATACTTTGCAAATCGGCTGCTGCGTTTTTTATTTATTTCATTTACCTGCTTCTGACAATGAGAAATAAAAGAGTCGTAGCACTCATCACAAAGTCCTGTGTTCATTTTTCCTTCAAAAAGTCTCTGTGCCGTACCTTCTCCAAACAGTTCGTCAAACAATTCCCAAAACATTTTACAATAAGCTTTTGAGATTTCCGACATCTTACCTGTTTTAACAAGCTTTTTTTCCTTTTCTTCTAAATGCAGAAAGGCATTTTCATATCGCTCCTGAAATTCAACATCTTCCATGTCAATTTCTAGTTCGACATTATTCCATTTCCATAAGCTCATATTCTCTCTCCTTTATGACGGAATTCCTCCCTCTACGAAAGTAACCGTCTGCCAGTTATCCTCACTTGTTGCATAGCCTTTTACGATTTCAGATGCAGATTTAAAAGTTCCGGAATAAATCAAAGCATCTGTTCCATCTCCATCAGACTCCGGAATTACTGCATACGTTCTTTTCACTGCAAGGCATCTCTTGCTATCGTCTTCTGTAAACAAATCCACGGTCACGATATCAACATGTGCATCATTCCCCAGAAGCTCTCCATCATGGATTTTAGACAGTTTGTCATGCACAGGTGTATTTGTATACCTGTCATAAGAAAACTCAATAGAAGGCGCATATCCGACCACGTCAGATGTTTCTGCGTCTTCATCTACATACTGTCTGCTGTATTCTTTTGGATTTTTACTATTTGTTATGGTTGTAAATCTTTTCATTCTTTCGAATTTTTCCGGTCCTTCCGGTGCCGCTGTGTTCATAAAAGCAACACGTTTAGACCGCTGTACAATTTTCGGTGCTTTTGAAGCTGCCATTTTATACCTCCTGTGCATAAATTAAGCGGCACTCAATGCGATATCTGGCTTTATCACCATCTACATCATATAAGTATCCGCTGTTTAAAGTTTCTAATTTAATTGGTATTTTCCCTTCACTCAAGATAGGAAAATTTTCATTCATGTTCTGCTCTTCCAGCCATTCATCAAACATCTGGAAAAATCCACTATTCTCTATGTTAATTCTCACATCGGTATCGTATTCTTCACGGCTGGTAAAAGCAAATTGGAACTGTTTTTTTGCCCCTCCATCTGTGTACTTTTGTAAAATTGGCTCGCAAGGCAAAATATCTATCGAATACTCCATATCTGTTCCCAGATAATCTACATTCACTCTCCAATCTTCCAAAAATGGACAGGTAATAATAAAATTTCGTATACTATCAATGAGATTTAACAAAATTAGCAGCTCCTTTCAAAATCGAGTCTTTATGCCGGTTTTTCATACGTTCAAACCAATATGATTTTTCTTTGTGCTCGTAATACTGTTTCCTTGCATAAGGCGCTATCTGGTTTATTTCCCCACTACCTATCACAGTTCCGAGTGTAGCCGATTTAATCAGTACACCTGTCCGTCTAGGAGTTTCAGGAGCCATTCTCCTTATACACTCAGAATCTACAAATTCCTGTGCATCAGCAAAACCTTTTTCTTTATCCGGTTTAAATCCAGGGTTCCAGTCCAGCCTTGCTATCGTTCTTCCTTTTAAGTTACCTTTTGCAACCTTATAGGTGGATATTGTTCCTCTTGGTGTTTCGATTTTAAATTGCTTTTTCCCCTTTGCCATTACACACCAACCACCTTTATATGGGGATTATCTCCAAAAGCATTGTAATTCACAGATGTTACACGCACTTTCTCTACATTTTCCAAGTCTTTTACTGTTTCCATTTTTATATTGCAATTTCCTCTTACAATATAATCATCTTTCTTAATAACAGCGTCTGTACCCGGTATTCGAATTGTGTAAACATCTGCGTTAATCCTTCCTTCTGCCGTAAGTGTGGATTTTTCTTCTTTAAACCACCATGCTGCCGGAACATAAGTTTTCACCCACTTATCAAGCCCACAAGCTTTATCATATTCTCGTCTGTAAATAGTTACATCTGCATTCGTAAGCACTCTCACACCCCCAAATACAAAAGTCCCGTATTTGCAAGATAGTTCTGTGCTATCCGATATAATTTCTTCTGCAGCATAACGTTTTTATCTTCACCATCCTGCTGCTCTGTAACGTAAGAGGCAGAATATCCATCGGTACTCTCCGACTTCTTTTCTGCCCCTTCATTTTTATACATTGTCAAATAAATAGTTTCGCACATCTCACAAACACAGTCTTTCACTTTTTCTGTGTTTTTAGTATCATCTTTTACTCTGTTATGAGTAAATTGTTCTAAATAAGTCTTTGCAAGCTTTGAAATCCTTTTAAATTTTTCCTCCGGGATTTCTTCACCTCCAAACTCAGACATATAATACTCATATTTCACTTCCATAGGCTGCTCCTACTTTGTACTTTTTGCCTTTTTAGGTTTCCCGCTGTCAATCAAGGCAGTATCATCAACGGGGCTTACTCCCCCGCCTTATGTGAACAGTAAATACCAGCTAATTTATTCTCATAAACATGAGCATACAGATTGTAGTTTCTGTATTTAAACACATGAGAGTCTCCATCCTGGTCCTGATCAGGACTAAAATACTTCACAAACTGTTCCATCGCAGAAACAACTGCTGATTTTTCTACACACAGGAAGTTAATTGGTTTTCCTTCTGCTGCTTTTTTAAATCCATACTCTGTTTTTCCATTGTTTAAGTCAATCTTTGTATACATTCTGGACTGTGGCACTTTAATTACCTGTGAGAAACGGTTTAATACTTCTTTAGATTTATAAGAGTCCATATCACTCAGCATACCTAAAAGCGTTGGTGTAATGAATAAAATTCTATTTCCTTCAACAACTTCGTCTTCATCCATCTTATTGGTACACTCACGAAGCGCTTTTATTACAGCCTCCCCTGTATCCAGTGTTTCTTCTTTTTTGCTAATACCATCTGTACCGGCAATCTTGGCAATTCTTGCAGCATCTGTTTCCGGCGCTACATGAAGTCGCATAAATTCACCGGATAATTTTGCAAACGGAAGTCCTAATGCCTCTGCATTGTCAAGTCTGTCAATTCTTAAATCCTGAGAACGTTCTTTATCATACTTTACTGTTTCCCATGTAAGGATTGTGTTTCCTTTCGTATATCCACTTTTTCTATCAAAATCACCAAGTGCGGACATATCAAGCTTAGCAACTTTAATCTCTCCATTTCCGCCCTTTTTTGCTACTGTTTCATCTCCATCAAGTACAGATGTTTTTGCCTCTGCTTTATACTTCTCATCCAGCATTGGCAGATAAATAGTTGACAATTCAATATTATTCATTCGCTTTTACCTCTCTTTTCTTATTTTTCTTCCGGCAGCCCCATTGCTGCTCTGATTGCTGCAGTAGTCTGATTTCCACTGCCTCCGCCAGTAGGACCGACTACTGGATTGTTAATAGGTTCATCTGCCCCAAACAAAAATGCGTTATCCTTTTTTACTGTTTCAAACGCTGCATCAATGTCTGCATCCTGATTTTGAGATTTCTTTAAACTTTCCACATCAAGATAGGGCATAACTGCTTTTAAAGCACGTGCTCCCGCTTTCTTTGCTGCCTCCTGCAATTTTCCTGTAAATTCATAATTTGCCTGAATATCTGCTTTTTCTTTTTCGGACTGTTCAAATTTTGTCTTATACTCTTCGACTTTTGCTTTTACATCATCATAATCTTTGAACCCTTCGATTGTCTGATTTGCAGTCTCAAGCTGCTGCTGTGTGGTTTCCAATTCCTGCACTTTTGTATCATATTCTGATTTTTGAATATAGCCTTTTAAGGCTTCATTCCAGCAAGAAACAATCTTATCTGCATGTTCCTCTGATACTCCAAGTGCAATCAATTCTTCTTTTTTCATTTTGCGTGCTCCTTTCTTCTGTTCTTTTACGTCTTCCAGAAAAAGACAATAAAAATAACACATATCTTTATGTGCCACTTGTTCTACCTCGGTTCAATTTTATTGCATTTCACACATCTCTTTACATAACTCTTACTTGCTTTATCATAATGTTTTCTGTATTTATGCTTACAAAATCTTTGTTTTGACCATTTCAGCATTCCCAAACCTCCTAAAAATGGGTATAAAAATACCACTCACTCTGAAGAATGAATGGTATCTATACAACAGCTTTCATAGCTTTGTCATATTCAATCTTTAATTTTCGTTTGAAATCCTCAATTTCTTCCGGCTTCATACCGGGTTCTGCGGAAGCACAAATATCTGGGGTTTCATCTGCAAGAATTTCCGTTGCCCTTGGCTGTTCGTTGTGCATTTCATCATAATCATCTACCAAAGCATCTTCCAAAATAATTGAAAACTCATAAATATCCTTTGGTGTATCTTCCAAAAATTCTTTAATATAATTCATTATCTTTTCAAACACTTTCCCACTCCTCCTTTGGCTTTTTTCGTCTTATGATGGAAACTATATCATCCGTATTCTTATTTTTTGCTACTACCAACTGACATTTCTCATTAAAGAAAATCAATTTGTTTTCTCCTTCTAAATATTTATGTTTTCCCTTCACTATTGCCAAAACGTCGGTTTCTTCTATGCTTGGATAACCCGGCTTATTTAATCTTGGCAGTCGACTCAATGCGTGAACAGATAAATATATACCTTCTTTTTCAAATCTTGCATAAGCTTCTTTTGACTTCTGTTTAAATTCAGAAGACCAGTCCTTTTTATCAATCTCAGAATATGTATCTACTTTTTTCTTCAGAACACTAAGTTTCTTAGGCTCATTATACTTCATCTGCCGGAACTTCTCAAGGCTTCCAATATCATCTCCTAAGATATTTTTATAATGCTTATACTGGCTACTGTCTCTACCTGCATTTCTAAGCATTTCAGGAGTATATTTCCTATTCTGCTCCTTTGTATTGGTTGCCAGCCTTCCATTCATATCCATGTAAATTCTTTCACGCTGCTGCTTTACTCCCATCTTGTTACAAAATGTAGCATACTCATACAGCTGAGCTTGATATCTTGCCTTTTCTATCGTTATTTCATCTGCATCTACCCCTCCACTCTTTAGTCTGGCTATCTTAGACCGCTGTGCCCGCATTGCTGTCTCCATCTGCCGCTGCTTCTGGGTTATGCCGTATGTATCCAGTTCTTTTCCTTTCCAGTATCGTGTTCGGCTCTCCAATTCGTTTTGCTCATCCAGCCATTCATCACTCCATTGTCTTTCCGATGCACCAACAACAAAGGGATAAAAGTCATGGTAACAGTTTGCTCCCTGCAGACCGGTCACAGTCCCAAGTCCACACACGCTAACAAGTTCCTCATAGCTGTAAACTCTCCCCTGCCATACTCGGTGCGTTGGTCTTGCTCCTGCATGCCAATCTACTTCAAAATGATTTGTTCCCAGTTTCTTTGCATTATAAAGATTAAGATGCCCTGTAATCTGCGAAACTCCTGTTAAAATGCTTCTGCGGACTGCTACCGGAACTCTATTGGTATGCCCTGTTGCATAATCTACCGTTCTAAGTCCGCTGTTTGTCATTTGGGTTACAACCCGTCTTATTACTGTATTATAATCAAACGCACCGCTTAACAAATCCATAATAGCTACATCTACATACTTCTGATAGTATTCTGAGAAAGGAGTAAAAACTCTTTTATTTCCCATTAAAACAGAATAACCATAAGACTGTGCAAGGTTCTTTAAAGCATCTTGTGTTTGCTTGCTTACTGCTACTGATATCTGTTTCAGCTGTTCATTTTCTTCTGCCGGAATAAATTCCTGATTAACCTGCTCATAAATGCTCTTATCCCTTACATACTGCCATTCTGCTATATCATCATAGAGTTTAAACATTTCCGGATAAGTAGCGTTTAGGGCTTCTTTTAAGATACGTTCAACTTCTTCTGTGGACTTTCCCATTTCCACCAACCTGTTAATCTGATAATCAGCAGTAGAGGTAATCTTTCCAGCCTTTTTTATTCTTCTGACAACATCCTCAATGATACGGTTTTCTGCTTCCAGCCATATATGCTCCATTCTCAGGGACATTTTGTCTGTATCAGGCTTTTTCATGTTATCACTCCATTACTCCGTTTACTTCCGGAAGGTTTTTCTCTGCTTCTTCCTCCGTTTCACCATACCATTTTGCTCTATACTCTGTCAGTGACATAACGCCCATGCTAACATCTTGTCTGTCCTGCTGCCGTTCTGCTTCTTCATCTGTAAGAATGGAGTCATTGAAATGACACTGGAACTCATATCCTGATGTGTATAATCCATTATAAAAGGCTAATCCTGCCACCAAATCTTCCAAGCATACTTTCAACTTATCCTGTATGGCTGTTACACGATTGTATTTTCTTGATTTTGATGCCTTTATTTCTGTTGCTGTTTTTTCTACATATTGTGCATCGGATAAGTCCCCGTATGACAGCCCTACCGCAAACTCGATTTGACGATAATACTTTTCCAATCCATTGATGAAGCCTTCCTCTCTAAGTTCTGGTGAGAATTCCTTAAATAACTCTGTATCTTTGCCTGCATCTAATTTAAAGCCACGATATAACCGCTTATTAAGTCTTTCTAAAAACTTTTTCCCTTTTATGCTAATATTCAAGGCTCTTTCATCTACATGGATTGCTCTTTCACCGCTTTCGAATTCCCAGTCTATCCTTGCACCCTGAATATCCGCTTTTTTAATCTGCTCAATAGCCGACTCAAAGACAGATACTCCGCAAGGAGAACCATCTATTTTGTTTTTTAATGGTGTCCGAAAATATCCAAAATCCATTTGTGTCATTCCTTTATAGATTATATCCTCAGGAAAGTTCTTCCATTCCTCTACAAAAGACAACGGTATTTCCATTCCTATCGTATTTAGTGAAAAGCTTTTATAAGCTTTATTTCGAATTCTAAGGTTTCCGTCACGAATATCATGGCGTTCTGTTCGAATATAATACTGTGAAGTCCCTTGCCGTTTTACCTGAATAAACATACAATCATCCGGTTTTCCAGTATCATCAAAATGAATAGGAATAAATTTATCTGCTGTAACATATTCAATTTTATCCTTTCCCAATGGCTTTATAATAAAAGAGCCAAGCCCAAGTCCATCTTGAAGGTTTTCATTCAAGTCTTCTATACACGCTTGAAGCAATGTATTTAATTTTTCATTGCTTACAGAAACTTCCATTTCATTCAAAACCACATCTGCAAATTCTCTGCATATTCCGTGTTCTATACGAAGTGACGTGATATAATCACTATTTGAACACCATGAAGCCTGTCCGGTAAGCATTTCGTTCCATTCGCCTATTTTCATCATGATTTCTTCTGTCATGGCGACTTCTCCGCCGACCAGATTTTGTATTGTAGTCATTGTGAACATCCTCGTCACCCCCTTAATCCAATTTTTTATTTTTTCAAACATCTTCCACCTCTTGTATCAGATATTTCATATCTCTTTCTATGGTGTATTCAAAAGCATCTAAGCTGTCAATATCTGTGCTGCCGTCATCCAGACGCTCATCTTTGTCTTTTACCTCTGTGTCCCATACAGCCTCGGAGAAAGCGATTTCCAAGCTCTCGCAATCCTTGGTAAGAAAAAACCGCCCTGCTCCCATGAGCTTGACGGTACAACGAATTCGGTCTGTAATTGTTTTCTTTTTTGCCGGCTTTACGGATATCCATGGAAATTTCTTTTCAATAGCATTTCGAATAGAATTTCCTAAAACTGTTTCTGCATTATCCCAGAAGACAGACTCCACATTGCAGTATTGCACATACTCTCCACGCTTTTCAATAATCCCATACCGTTCTATAACCTCCTGAACAAACTCACAAAACAGGTCATTCAGCTTATTGCTATCAATGTCTTCATTTTCATCTTTTGCTTTAATACGCTTTGATTTCAAAGCAATCACATCTCTGTAATTATCCGTATATCCTCTTGCAACAAAAGAATGACCAGACTGGTTTCCACCAAAGTCTAAGCCAATCTCAATCGAGGTAATATCTTCTTTCTGGAATTGTTTATGCTCCGGATCCGGTGATAACCCATCTACTATCTCACACAAAAAAGCTGCAGGATTATCTGCAAATCTTTTGTAAATTGCCCCAGCTGCACGTTTCCATAAGCCAAGGATTAAACGGTCATAGTAGATAGTTCCTTCGTATTCCTTACAAAGCTGTTCAACGAAGGCTTTTGGAAGAAATGGATTATCAAAGATTGTATATTTTTGTAAGTAAATATCCAGTTCAGGAGTATCTAAAAATTCCTTTAGCCAGTGTGTCGGATGCTCCGGATTGCAGCTTCCATCAAAGCAGCTATATGGCTTATCCAGACGAGATTTCAACATCTGGAATACTTCTTTGTTCCACTTTGCCACCTCGTCACCATAGCAGTATTTGATGCTGGAACCCTGAATTTTCGCTACCTGACTTACTTTCTCAGCTCCTAAGCAATATACATCTTCACCGCAAATTCTTGCCACATTTCTATTATTGATAATTCCTATCAGCTTATCTGTATAGATTTCCCTCATGGGCTGCAATACATTTCGTTCTATGGACTCTTTTGATACACCAAGAATAACATTTAGCCCAGGCTTTCCGGTTCGTTCTCGGATACGAAATGGAACCACAAATGCCGTATCTACATAAGACTTTCCGGAACGAACGGCACCAGACTTAAAATTCCATCGGTGCGTGGCATTTACAATATATTCATTCTGTTTCCTGCTCAACTGCATTATCACGCATCTCCTTTAATATGTTGTCCAGTTTCTCCAATGCTTCTTCTGTCTCATTCTCACCCGTGACAGCCTGTTTCCTTGCCTTTTTAAGTTCTGTATCCGCCTCACGGTTCTTGATATTTTCCTCTGGTTCCGGAGACTGTCCTGCATACTGTGCTACAAAGTACGCTGCTTTTGTATTTCCATTCACAGCCTCTTTTATCTGAGCTGCCAACATAGCGGTTTCCAATGTGCTTTCCAATCCCATGGCTTCTAAAACAGGAGTCCATTCAGGGCTATCTATTTCTGTGGTAAGCAGCTGGTTTAAGGTCTTCCGGAAGTTCGCTTTCCTTCGTCTTGCTTCACCGCTTGCTTTGCCTGCCTTTTTTGCAATTTCCCGTAGTTCCCCCGTGGTTCGATTATCAAATCCTTTATCTTTTATGTTTTCATAACCTGCCATCACCTCACCTTCCCATCTGGTTTATTTTATACGTGAAAAGAGAGCCTATTACTAGACTCTCAAAATATCATACCATTTTTGTATTGACAAAAGCATTACATCTTGGGCAATATAATTGCCAACTCTCATTTATTCTCTCGTCTTCAATTTCATACGTTTCATTTAATTCATACGCAAGTTCTTTAGACATACCATTTTCTTTATAATCAATAATTAGAAAATATTTTCCACAAGTATCACATCTGCAAATATGTTTCTCTGCATCTGAACTATGTGTTAAATACAAATTTCCTTCTAGCTCGTAGATTAAATTATTTTTCTTTAATTCTTCTAATTCTTCAGAAAATAATTGTTTTCTTCTTTTTTCATATTCTACTTTTACTCCTTCCATATACTTCTCTTTTAATTTTGTAAATGAAATTATCGGATTTTCTATCATCAAATATAATAAATGCGACATACTTATTATCTCCCAAATACTTTATTAAAAGTATAGAACATCCGTTTTCCTTTGTCAATTCTTCAACAAAAAACACCCCACCGAAGCAGGGCATTTTTTAGATAAAGTATTGGATTGACGGTCTCTATGCTTTTGCAAAGGTACTACCATCCAAACCTGATACAGCAGCAAAGCTATGACACCCTGCTGCCGTTCTACATTTTCAAAGGAGTATTATGTCTCTTTCAGATTTACCACGTATACACTATATCATATTGATAATGTGACATTCTATGACATCTTAAAATCTTCTAATGCTTTTCCATGAATTCGTAATATATGTCTATATCCAATGTTCATTTTAACAGCAATATCTTCCCACTTCATTCCTCTCAGATACCGGTATGTAAGCACATCTTTCTCGTTTTCATCTTCTATTCTCTCTATCCGGTTTCTGATTTCCTGCTGCTTTTGCAATCTATTATATCTCTTTTTCAATATCTTCTTTTCCAGCTCGTCTACTTTTGCCATATAAGAGGACAAATCCGAGCATCCGGAAGCACGAGGCATTCCATCCGATATGCAGGAAGGACAATATTTATTCAGTCTTATCTCTGCAAGTTCGTTTTCCATCCTTGCGAGCTGCCGACTGATTTTCTGAAATCCAAGAAGATACTCTTTTTTTATTTCATTTTCTGTCTTTTCTTTTTTCTTTACTTCCTCCACCTGTTACTCCTTCCAGCCATATTTCTTCCTGCTCTTTCTGTCTCTCACACGAATTTCTACCAGTTCCAAGCCTATTGCTCCTAATAATCCTTTTAAACTGTTTATTACCTGCTTAATATGCCGATTATCTTCTTTCGTAATATTTCCAATAGCTTCCTGCTCTGTCGGAACAGGCGCACCTGAAGCGTTTTTCATCATTTACTTTTCACCTTCCCATTCTGTTTGCCCTTCACTCCACTTATCGCAAGTATCCTCATCTTCTACCAAAATTCCTTTTCTATCACACAAGCCATCATCATTGTAGATGCAGTTTTCGCAGTTATTCATTTTCTTTTCCTCCTTTGTATGGCTCTGGGAGTATTATCGGCATCCACGCTGTCACAACATCATATACCCGTCCTTTATCTATCCCAAATTCTTTCACACAAGTAACTTCTGCATTATATTTATCATAAAATATCCATGCTTCATCTCTGCAAAGAAACCCATCGTATACGTTATATTCTGCTGGATAATGTATTTTATCTTCTTCTGAAACCCAATCTGAATTATAGTCCGAAATCCACTCAGAAGAGTGCACAGTAACTCTTACTAACTCGCCAGCTTCCGGCAATCTCTCTTCTACTGGTATCCAGTTGCTAGGGACATTTGTGTCGGTAGCGTCGTTCATGTGGGAACGGATTATTTCTATTACTCTTTCGCATACACAAACTGTACAATCGTCATTCTCACATTCTTTTCCAAAACAATTTGTAGCTACTGTGGATTTCATAATTTTACGCACATCTTCTATCTCTTTCAAAATCTTCTCTAGTACGTTCATTCTTTCGCCTCCACTTCATTGTCATATTTCATACACTTTCCATCTTTGTAAGCCACGCACTTCTTTTTGATGCATGAATTCAGTACTGGTCTAACAAAATCTCCATGTCCAACCATCATCGCTTTTACTTCTTCTTTTCCGACCAATCAAGTTTCTGCCTGCACTCCAAGCATACATCAAATCTATCTGATACTGCACATCCACAATTAGGACATTTGGCTACTCTAAATTCTCCATTCTTAGGAGTGTAAGCGTCATCGATTTCTATCGGTTTCTTCGCCAACTGCTTTTCCAGTGCTTCGATTGTTAAATTATAGTACCCTTCAATCATATCAATTTGTTCTTTTGGTATGATTGGACTTTTATATGCTCCACGTTTATGTATTTCTCTTTTGGTTTCCAACCATGCAATTGCTTCTCTAACTTTCTTCTCGTCCATCTTCCATCACCTTCTCTACGCGGTACGGACATCGTTTCCATACACAGCATACCTTTCTCGCATTTTTAATATATCTCTCATTTGTGCACTCTCCTTTTCTGCCGCTGTATTTGCATTTTCCGCAGTAGTCTCTGTGCATTGGGAATAATATTATGTTTCCCATAGCTCTGTTTCTATCTCCTTATCCGTAAGCTTTTCCAAATTTCCACCGCAGAAGAAAACTCCTCCTGCTGGTGTAATCTGGATACATTCCATAATGCTTTCTGTTTTCTTTCCGTCTACTGTACGTCTACGGATGTATTTCTGTTTAGGGATTAAATTAGATTTCTTCATGCCTTTTTATCCTCAGAAAATCTATATTCCATTAAATCTGCAAGCATTAGGTATTCTTTTGCCTTTTTACTCTCTCCATGCGTTTCTTTTACTTTTTCTTTAAATTCTTTAAGTGCTCCGTAAAAGCATCCACATCTAACTCCGATTTCGTCGGAATTTTTTAATTTAAAAAATGTTGTTGTCCGGTACTCTGAACCAAATCCACTTGCTGTTGCATAATCAGCATTGCCGGACACCTCAGCATTGCCGGACACCTCAGCATCGCCGTACACCTTAGCATTGCCGGACACCCAAGCATCGCCGAACACCTCAGCATTGCCGTACACCTTAGCATTGCCGGACACCCAAGCATCGCCGAACACCTCAGCATTGCCGTACACCTTAGCATTGCCGGACACCTTAGCATTGCCGGACACCCAAGCATCGCCGAACACCTCAGCATCGCCGTACACCCAAGCATTGCCGGACTGACTTAGATTTTCTTCTTTTTCGATATATCCGCCCACATCTCCTGCTCTTACATTTCCAAAAGAGATAAGTGCTTTAATTCTAAATAATTTTTTTCCAAATCTCATTTTTGTGTCTGTTGTTAATTCAAATTTTTTCATTTTTTATTCCTCCCTATTATCCTGCCACTTTTTCATTACCAGTGCGGCAGGTTCTTCGTATCCTGCGTCTAAAAGTGTTTTTACTGCCAAATCTACGGAAATATATCTATTCTTGCTGTCTGCTTCTCTTAGATTGCTTTCCATCTCCTGCCATGCAGTTTCAACACCGCACTTTTCTTCCAATTCCTTCATCATGTCGGAAACTTTCACGTATCTGTTTGCGTAATTGTCCCAACTATCGCAAATCATGGTATGTTTTAACATCCGCTCTATGTATTGCTTCAGACGTTTTCCTCGCCATCCGTAGTCCTCGTATAACGTCCATAGAGCCAATGTTCTAATGGTGTCCGACAATCTATGCAGTAACACAAAATACATGCTTTTAAGATGTGCTTCTGGGACTACAACAGATATTCCACAGATGCCTCTGCAACGCAAATCTGTCTCTAACCCTTCAACTCCTTTTTCTTTCGCTATCCTGAGTGCATAAGCTGCACCCTCATTTCGCCATTGTTCCTCCTTGCGGTTCATGTTTAATCTCCCTTTCTATCCTCTCTAACTCTGCTGTTGTAGCAATTACAATTTTTCGAAATAATTCCGAACCATTGTACTTTTTATCTAACATTTCTACTTCCGCCGTATAGCTCTCCCAAAATACTATCGTTCTGTCCGGAGAAGAAAATTTCTTAAACAATTTCCACACGTCTGTGTAGATGTTATAATATTCTTTCAGTTCTTCTTGTTTCATTTTCACGCTCCTTGTTACCAATGACTACCACTTTTTAACTCTCGTTACCAATATTGGGTAACACTAAAACACCGCATAAACACTGGGTTTTTAAGACTTTTTCATATCGGCTACCAAAGCTACCACTGCTTTTCTATATAAAAAAAACATTTTTTATTATTTTCTATAAAATGTAGAATATTTTTTTTTATTCTATATAGAGAAGGCATGGTAACCGGGTAACTTGGGTAACCTTTACTTAAATGGTAGCTCTTCCTGTACACTTTCATCTATCTCCATAAATCCATCTGCATCAACTTTAACGTCGTTGTCTAACTTTAGGTACACGCACCTATGAGATACTCCATTTATCTTCTTTATTTTCGTGAGTCTTCCACCCTGCGTTTGAATGAGTCCTTCTTTATCTGCCCATGACAGGAATGATTTTTTAGAAAATCCACCTGCCTTGCACAGTTCTTCAAATGCCTGTCCATAAAAAACAACATATCCATTTTCAAAAGCTCCCCATTTTTCACATCCGGTACTCATATCAAATCTCTGTCCATTCATGGAGACTTTATCAAGAATATACTGGTAGCAGCGTTCATTATCTGAAAGTGCAGCTCTATCAACCAGAACCTTCTTTCCTTCTTCAAGGGAAATATATTGCCCATCCTTGAATATGTAATCTGTAGCAATCTTATCCGCCGTAAGAATAATAGATAATGCGATTGCCTGCTTCTGCATCTTATCGGAGTCAAATAATTCTTTCTGGAAACCTTTTTGTATCTCCTTTATTTCTTCAACTCCCAGTTTTCTTACAATTTTAACAAAACGCTTTCCTGCGAACCCGTAATTCCTTTTTACAATATCTGCTGTCTTTTGTGGATCCTGGTATATACGTTCTCCACATTCCACTTCCAGAATTCTGTTAATTGCCCCTCCTTGATTGACATAACTGTTTAGAGGTCTTTCTCCGTTTACTAAGATACAATTCTGCCAGCGGTTTTCCCTGTTAATCCCAAGTTCTTTATTGGAACGGCTTTTTCCTTTTCCGGAGCAGAGGTCGTATACAATTCCTTCAAAATTATCCCGTATTCTGGAAGATGTTTTACTGGTATCATCCAGTATCATAGGCAAATGATTTAGCATATCTGCCTTTGCTTCTAATGCTACATCGGTTGTTTTAAAGTCACCAATATATCTGCTTTCTCCCGGATCTGCCCAGACAGATGCAGCAACCATTAAAGAAACTGTTTTACCTCCTTCCGTTTCTCCCCAGAGGTCTACAAAAAACGGTAAAGCCCCAAGTAAGCCTACAAGAACGCTGGCAAAAGATGCAGCAAGCATAAACTTCACTTCTGCTCTTTTGGAGGCTCTTAATTCTTTTATATGTTTCATCCACTTTTCTTCTGAACCATGCTCCTGTATTGCTTCAAATAAATCCCGGAAACGATTGTCTCCATCGAACATGATTTCTGTGTTGTACGGAATAAAGGCTTCTTTTATCCAGCCTAATTTTGACGTAGAACGCTGCACTTTTATATTTTCATCGTTTAGATTTTCGATATCTGATAAATAGCGCACCAAGTGTCTGGCATTTTCTGATGTAACAGCTATTCCTCTTGCAGACAGCGCTACAATTTTGTTTGCAGATGTTATTAAAGTCTTCGGCACAATAATTTCTTCCCATCTTCCAGATCGTTTATATGCAAGCTTAATCTGTTCTTCCCCGGTTTCCAGATTTTTAAATCGTTCCACGGGAAGTATCGGATGATAACAGGCTAATAAATCCGGTGCTTTTGGATTGGAATTGTATTGATAAATCCCATCATCTGAAGCAATCCAAGTCTTACATTTCATATTTTCATAAGGTCCTGTAAAATTTGTCCAATTTTCCAAAAGACATGGTACTTTATTTTCCTGTTCCTGCTTTTTTATCTCTTTTTCCACTTTCTTGTACGCAGCAACCATTTCTTTAAACTCTGTTTTTACCCGGAGCTGTGATGCCCTGAGTCCCAAAGATGCGAGCAACTCTGCCTTGTAAAGTTCGTCTTCCTGGTCAAAAACTTCTGATAGTATTTCTTTAGACAGAATTGTTTCTGCCGTCAATTCATTTAACGGGACCACGTCACCACCTACTTTCCAGCCCGTTTAATTCTGCATGTTTATACAGCTCTTTTTGCAGGAGATTATAGCAATCACACCATATATCACTAAGTGGTTCTGCATGTTGCAGCGTACGTTGTAAAATATGGATTTTCTCTACATTAAGAACTCTTTCCTGCGTCTCTCTGTCTTCTTTTTTCTGCTTCATCTTTATTTTTTTTTGCGACTGATAAACAGCCAATTTAGAGGAAAACGTCGGTTTTTCATACGTCCCTCCTAAAATTGCAAAAGCTTTTTTGAAACTGCAATTTTCCATTCTCATGATAAATTCAAAAATATCTCCGTGTGCTCCACAGGCAAAGCAATGAAAATCTCTTTCATATATCTTCATGGAAGCGGTACGGTCACCTGTATGGAAGGGACAGGAAATAAACCCTGCCCTGTTCGGACGAAAACCATATCTTCCAATAATAGATGCCATACTATATGTTCTTTTAATGTCGTCTCTTGTCATTTTCTTCACTCAAAATCTCTGCAATCCTTGTCCCGGTATCTTTCTTTTCGCAAAATTCAAACCGGACGTGATAACGATCCCTGATGGTACAAAGAGATTTGTAAAGCTGGTTTCCGTCTACTGCTTTGGCAGACACCACATACTTCTCTCTTGTTCCATTTACAATCCTCCAGCGGACCTCATGTTTCCTAGGATTTTTCCAGAAATACACATCTTCCAAACTCTTAATATCTGCCCCGTGCTCCACTAAAATCACAAGCTGTATGCCTGCATCCATAGCCTTTAATAACTCCCGCTTAAATCTTTCATGCTGCTGGCAGACATTTCCACACAATTCCTGAAGATTTTGTTTCCGATCAATAATCAGCCGGGGATTGTCTAAAGACATATAATCCCCAACCAATAATTTACTGGAAAAATGTTTTATTCCTTGCTCGTCAAAGGTCTTGATGATTTTTCGAATTGCTCTTGCTTTCTCCCTTGAGTCAATTTGTATATCCATGAAATCACCACCTAATTAAATGGCAGTTCTTCATCAATGCCATCGGGAATATTCATAAATCCATCACCTGCAGGAATTGCGTTTGGATTGTACCCTGCAAGATGATTTTTGTATGCCCGTGTTTCTGACATATCTGGGATTGGTGCATCAGCAACCTTGTCCATGGAAACAAACCAACGCAATACCCTTTTCTCTTTTTCTTTTCCATCATAATAATCCATTTGCGGACCAAACACCCCGCCAATCATTTTCCCTTTAAATTGTTTTTCAAATCCATCTCCCCACTGTGTCACAAACCCATTATTAGAATGTTCTACGCAAGTTATGAATGTCTTAAAAGAACGGCTGCAATTCCCGTTTTCATCTTCCGATAAAATATACTGCGTTGCCTGATTTGGCCATTTTTTATCTGGGCGGATATCATCTCGGAACATTTTTTCAAAATATCCCGGCTGCTTGTCTTCTCTTGCAAAGTCAAACAACACGACAATCATTGGTTTTCCTGTCTTTGATTTTGTCTCACTTACCTGTTTAATAACAAGTCTATGTCCTCCCAATTCTACCGGTGTAAATTCTCCTGCTGCCTGTGTGTTTTCATAATTATTCGGTTTATTCATGCTTAAAATTCCTCCAATGCTTTGATTACTTCTACAATGTCATTATCAATTTCCGGTAAGTCAAAAGCGCCCATAGGCGACTTTGCGGTACTATTGTTCGCCTGAGTTTCAAACTTATATGTACCATCGACGCATTTACTCAAAAGAACAGTCGTAAACTTAGATTCCAAACAAATCTTATCCAACTTCTTCCCTGAAGTTTTTATTCTGGTAAACATATAACCTGCTTCATCATGGTCCGTTTGGGTATGGGCTGTAAAAATCACAGTCAAGTCCTCTCTAAGCTCATGGGCATAGCATACTAAATCCCATACACAGGCTGCCAGATCAACCCATTTGTCATATCCTTTTTCCTTGCTCCGGCGCATTTCATCCGCAACCATAAGTCCGTTGATGGTATCTACTATAACCACCTTTTTATCCGTCCATTCTTTATCTGCTTTCTGCAGTGCGTTCATAACCATCTGTACTAGGTCTGTGCGGATATAATTTTTATTTGCTGTATTGTACTGGTTTTTCCATCCTTTCCATGAAAGCCCTTTCTTATCACAGTCAATATATAAGGTTGTTTCCGGATTAAGATTCCTCATACTAGTTGTCTTTCCTGATCCGGATTCTCCCATAATTGCAATTACTTTACTCATACCCTTACTCCTCTCTGTCAAATACGATTAAATTATTACGAATAGCCTGTAAAATAATACAGCTAGCTACCTGTTTTACACTCATGGTGGACTCATTCACGACCTCTGCCAGAGCTTCTGATGCCTCCGGTGTAAGCTTAATCACTCCCTGTTCATTTATTGCGACTTTCCTGCCCGGAATATGGATTTTATTATCTTTTTTCATCTCAAATCTCCTATCTAATCTGAATATTCTGGTTTTCAACTAAGGAAACTCCCTGTAATACAGTGCCGGCTTTCAATGCTTTTTTTACTTTTGTCTTATCCACTGTTGGTTCTGCAAATTTCAGGTAATCATCGTCTAATTTTGAAAGGTCTGTTACTTCCACAGACTCTGATTTTCTGTAAGAAATACTTACTTTTGGAGTCTTGAACTTTTGTCCGTTTAAAAATTTAGATAAATACTCCTTTAGGTTCTTTGCTTTGTTCTCATTTGCTTTCCGGCGCTGTGCCAGTTTTTCTTCTTCTGACTTGATTGCATCTACATCTGAGAGCAGATTTTTAATCCAAAGGGCAATCCCTTCAACTTTATCGTCACGGGCAAGCTGTAACTGCCCCAGTCTCTCAACATCAATTATTTCTCCTGTTTCCATATCCACACAGTTTAAAATTTCCTCGTCAATTTCATATAAAGTTGCCATTTTATTTCCTCCTAGCTTTGATATTTATTTTTTAAATGTACACACTTCTTTCCTAAGGACTCCGCATATCGCTAAAATAACATCTCCGTTTACGACCTCATCTTCTATCGCAAGATTTTCGATTGCCTTTAATTTTGCAGTATTCTCACGCAGTCTGTCATAATCGTATTTATCCAGTGTAATCAGTTGTGTTGTTGCCGTATTATCAAACGGTAAAATTTCTGTATTTTTATTTTCCGGCATCTTGACATTTCCTCCGCTTCCGCCCATAATAGGGCTTGTATATATTTTTATTTGCCCGCATGAGTTGCCGCTCTACGGGCTTTTTTCTTTAATAGCAATTCCCATTCTCTTACTTTTTCAATGCTCCAGAACAACATATATGTAACTATCCCTACTCCAAATATCTGTCCCATTAAAGACATATCATCTGGAATTTCAAACACTGTGTTAAATAACAGCGCTGTTCCTAAGATTGCCTGTGTTAAGCTTTCACTGTGCATGGCTTATTCCTCCATTCTCTTTATACTGGTCTAACAAATTTCTGTAAATGTAATAAGACCAGCGTTTCTTTCCTTCTTTTTTAATTGCTACCCCTATCGGAAGCCTCTGCTGGCGCATTAAATGATGGAGTGAAATCACATCCATTCCCAGCTCTTCCGCTGCTACCTTAGGGTCAACTCTAATCATGTTCATATAGTTACCTCCTGTCTTGTGTTTTCCTAATATATCTCCTATACTTGTTTTACAGGCACTGCCATGCCGAGTATTATGAAAGGAGATGTTGTCCTATGAATTATTTCATCTACTGTGATTTTTCTACTTTAAAATGCTCAAAGTTCGAATTTGCATCTATCCTCCGAAAGTTCACCGCATCTTTTCGCAATATCAATAATTACATTTGGGAACTGGAGGTTGATGATATAAGTTTACTTCCTTACTCTGAAAATGATTGCGAAACGATTTATTTGCAATTTTCAGATTTTGTTGACTCACATAGCATTCTTAAAGTCTTTAAAGCATCTGAGTCTTTTGGAAGAGATGAACCGTAAAGAGCTGCTAATCTTTCTTGGTTCGTCATACATCTAATTTGAATTTCTTCTTCCGACATTTCTTTTCGTGGGTTCGGGCAAATCATTTTTCTTAACAATCTCTTTGATTTGTCCGTATTCACTTCATTTAAAAAGTGCATGACTTCTTGAATTAAAGACAATTCATAGGTAACGTATTTTTTGTCCATATATTCCTCCTACTCTAAGAAATACTCAATGCTTACGCCGAAGTAGTCGGCTATACTATTCCATAGAATGAAAGCTGTGCATTTGTATTCTCAATTTCCTCTTTCAACACAAACGGAAGTTCGTAGCGGTTAATAATATCTATTGCCAAATCACACTGACTACGTTTAATTGCTTTGTATGAATTCACACCGAATTCCCTTCTAAGCTGCTTATCAATATCTTTGTAGATTTTTGTTCTAAGACTCTTATTTTTATAGGCTTCGCTTTCTTTTCCGCCTAACAATGGAACTACCTTGTGATTTTTCGCCCATGTGATTTTCTGGCACTCAATCCCAAGTAACGGCATATCATTCTTAAATTCTTTCAAATCCTGTTCTACTTTGTTAATTCGCTCTGTGTTATCTAGCGTTCCTCGAGCAAGAACCTGTATTTGTTCTGGAAGCGTCATAGGTTTTGTATATTGTCCTGTTTTACGGATTAATGGAAGAACCTCGGATGTTACCCAATGTTTAAATCTTTTTGCTGACTCTAATTTACTACCGAAGATTAAAGCATATAAGCCAGACTCCGAAATAAGCCATGTGTCTTGCGTTCTACCAGTGGAGTCTGTGACGGGATGTTTTATCCTGTCATCTTCTTCAACGTGTCTCTGGATTGCTTTATGTGGCTCGTTGTACTTTAAAGCCTCTGCCACATCTTTCCCTACAAAATAGGTTTCATTGTTTAGTTGTACTGTTCGGATTTGACCGAACTCTTCTGAATTAAAAATTTTTAAATTATTCATGCTTCTCCTTTCTTCTTTTATTTTAGTGTCATTTAATTCAACTTTTCGTTTAAAAAAATTTTATCTCTTTCAGACATAGAGAGGTTTAACACTTTTGTAAGAGCCACAATCTCTGAAGCAGTGAACTCTCCATTACCTTTTAAGCGATTATAAAATGTCTCACGGAGAATACCACTCTTTTCTGAAATTGCCTTTATAGTCATACCGCTTTCTTTAATTTTATCTTTTAAAAGTGAAATATCTGGCATCATCACACCTCCTTTTAGTTGCATTTCGTTCAACATTATTACTATAACACTTGGTTGAATATGTGTCAACAGTTTTTAACAAAAATGTTGAATTATTTTCAATTTTATGATAGTATGAATTCAAGGAGGTGTCAAAATGCTTCAATTATATAAGAATATAAAAAATCGAAGAACTGAGTTGCATTTAACCCAATCAGAATTAGCTGATAAAATGGGATACGCAGATAAAAGTATGATTGCAAAAATAGAAAAAGGGCTTGTTGATTTACCTCAGTCAAAAATTCTTTCCTTTGCAGAAGCCCTTGAAACTACCCCTTCTTATTTAATGGGCTGGGAAACTCTTAATGACGAAGAAATAGGCGATGTATTCCATAAAAATATGCAAAAACCAATGCCTTCACAAAAAAAACATAGTGTACTTATAAATGTTCTTGGAAGGGTTGCTGCTGGTATTCCCATAGAAGCTGTTGAAGATGTTATAGACACAGAAGAAATTTCAGAAGTACTTGCAAAAACCGGTGATTTCTTTGCATTGCAAATACATGGTGATAGCATGGAACCGAGAATGTGCGAGGGAGATGTTGTTATTGTCCGCCAGCAGAATGATGCTGAGTCTGGTGATATTGTTATTGCCATGGTAAATGGAGATGACGCCACGTGTAAAAGGCTTCGCAAATATAGAGATGGCATTGAGCTTGTTTCAAATAATCCAAGCTATGAGCCAATGTTTTTCAGTAATGAGGAAATTATTTCTAAACCAGTTAAAATCATTGGAAAAGTTGTGGAATTAAGAGGAAAACTTTAGGTTAATTCACTGTCAAATACTTTAATAAATTTTACAAAAGAGGGAGGGAGCTTATATGGGATTAAGGTTTAGAAAAAGTATCAAAATTGCACCTGGAATACGGTTTAATCTTGGTGCAAAAAGCGCAGGAATTAGTATTGGTACAAAAGGATGTCGATACTCATTAAACACTAGTGGAAGACGTACAGCGTCAATTGGTATCCCGGGAACAGGATTATCATATACCCATACTTCTTCTGGAACAAAAACAAATAAAAGCCGTTCACGTTCGTATAATTCTGCTGCATATCAACAAAGAGCTTTAATTCAACAGAAAAAACAGCAAGAAAAATTAGCGGAAATAGAAGCTAATAAGCTAGCCATAAAAGAATACGAAAATTATATCGAATTAATTCAAAATGTACATCATGAATGTGAGCCTACTATGAACTGGAAAAAAATTTCTATTTCAAAGGCACCTTTTATTAAAGGAGAAATCGGTCCAGAAGAACGTAAAGCTATTGATGCTTATGAAAACTTTACACCGAATTTTATTGAAAAAATCTTCAAAAAGCAATCTGATAAACGAAAAATGAGTTTAGAAGCAGAAATCCCTATTAGCAGAAATAAAGATGAAGAACTGTATCAAGAATGGGAAGAAAGCGTTAGCTTCTCTAAGAGAATATTATCCGGCGATATTGACGCTTATTATGAAGCTATTGCAACTTCTAACCCCTTCGAAGATTTAGTTGAGTTTGGTAGTGGATTTGAGTTTGGTACAGATGACCCTTCTTCTATCGAAATAGAGTTTATGGTTAAATCAGATGACGTGATACCTGACAAATCAAAATCATTAACAAAAACAGGTAAGCTATCAGAAAAAAAATTAACTAAAACTGCATATTATGATATAACTCAAGACTATGTATGTAGCTGTTCTATCCGACTTGCTCGTGAACTCTTTGCTTTATTACCTGTAAATACTGTTTTAGTACATGCCACAGATAGAGTTTTAAATACAGCAACTGGACATTATGAAGAACCGACCATTCTTTCAATTTGTTTTACAAAAGATAAATTCAGAACCACTAATTTTAAAAATATTGATGCTTCTGATTTTGTGGAAACTTTTAATCATAATATGAATTTCAAAAAAACAAGTGGTTTTAGTCCTGTTGAAAGAATTCATAATTAGCCCTTACATTAGTAGGCATCTACTTTAACAATATATAAATACACATACAGATTTTCATTTATTACAACATTACTAATCCGCCACTGGCGTTTTAATAAAAATTCAAATGAGGGAGGAATTCTTATGGAATTTAATGAAAAAATCAAGCAATTTTCAGAACGTGTATCTGCACTTAAAGATACTATTTCAACTGAAGAAGCAACAAAAATGTCTTTAATTGTACCAGTATTTCAAATTTTAGGGTATGACGTCTTTAACCCTTTGGAGTTTTGTCCCGAATACACCGCAGACGTTGGTATTAAAAAGGGTGAAAAAGTTGATTATGCTATATTAGAAGATGGTGTACCTAATATTTTAATCGAATGTAAAAGTTGTTCTGAGCAGCTTGATAAACATTCTTCACAACTTTTCAGATATTTTGGAACAACTCCTGCAAAATTCGGTATTTTGACTAACGGCATTATTTACAGATTTTATACTGATTTAGAAGAGTCAAATAAAATGGATTTAGTTCCATTCTTAGAAATAGATATGCTTTCTATAAAAGAAACTTCAATTAACGAATTAAAAAAATTCTGCAAAGAAAATTTTGATAAAGAGAAAATTTTTAGTACCGCTGAAGAATTGAAATATAGTTCTTTAATAAAAGGTGTTCTCTCTTCTGAATTTGACAAGCCTTCTGAAGAATTTGTCCGTTTTATACTTACTAATATTTACGATGGACAAAAAAATCAGCGTATTATTGAAAAATTCACTCCAGTTGTTAAAAAAGCGTTTTCTTCTTTTGTTAATGAAATTGTCAATAATAAAATTTCTTCTGCTCTCTCCAAAGATAGTGAAGAAGAAACATCTATCGCATCTGAGGTGACAGTCACTGAAGAACCAACATCTAAAATTATAACTACTGAAGAAGAACTTGAAGCTTTTTATATAATTAGAGGATTATTAGCTGGTTCTGTACCTGTAGAAGATGTTGTACATAGAGATACTGAAAGTTATTTTGGCATCTTATATAAAGATAATAATAGAAAACCTATTTGTCGATTAAATCTGGATAGAAAAAATAAACAATTGTTTATACCTGATGAAAACAAGAAATTTACCAAGTATATCATAGAAGATTTGAACGATATTTATAAATATAAAGATCTTTTAATAGAGTCTGTTAAAAAATATCTTTAAAAAGATAGATTACAGCAAAAATATTATAAGGAGATTTTCAAATGATTGATTTTCAAAACAAAAAAGTATTCAAACTAAGTAAAGGAAAAGATAAGAATATCCCGAAAGAAATATTTGATTTACTCATTCCAGGAGAAGAAGTAGCTGGTTATTACTCTGCTATGAGAGATTTCGTTGTTTTTACCAATAAAAGAATTATTGCCTGCAACGTACAAGGTATTACCGGTTCTAAGAAAGATTATACTTCACTACCATATTCAAAAATGCAAGCTTTCTCAGTTGAAAGTGCCGGAACTTTTGATATGGACTCAGAGCTTACAGTTTGCTTTAGCGGATTAGGTACAGTGAAATTTGATTTTTCCTCAAATTCTGATGTACAGTCCATAAACAAGCTTATTGCATCTCACGTTTTATAACACCAACTGCCCCTGCCAACACAGGGGCAACACCTTGAAAATATAATATACTTACCTGGACAGCTGACAGGGCGCCATGCCATCTCTTTCCGGTTCTGGGAAGGGGGTGGTTGCAATGGTTACATACAGTGATTTATTTACTTTTGTAATTATGATAGTAGCGATACTCACATACATTGACAGCCATAATAACAAAAAGAAATAGCGCCCCTGCTCTGGTAAAGTAAGGCGCTATCTCAATAGTTCTTTTATTTCGCCGGAACGGATAGGTTTGGTCTATCGTGCCAGCTGTTCTGTTAAGTATATTATATGTCAGGCTGGATTATTTGTCAAATATGAAAACGAACTAGCGTAAAACAGTCAACAATACATCAGAAATAAAGAGTATTATAAAAACACGATTGGAGGTGTATAGAATGAAAATACACGCAAACGGAACTGAAATATCTATTTTAAATTCTGGGGAACAATTCGATGACAATTATCTTTCTCTAACTGATTTAGCAAAATATAAAAATTCGGATGACCCTAGAATTGTAATATCTAATTGGATGAGCTCCTATTCTACAATAGATTTTCTCTCAACATGGGAAAGTTTATATAACCCTAATTTTAACCGTATGGAATTCCAGTCGGTTAGAAGTGAACCTGGACGTTTAATCATGACCCCTAAACAATGGATTGATCGAATGGATGCAATCGGAATAATTTCAAAAGCTGGTCGTTACGGTGGAACGTATGCACATCCTGATATAGCTTTCGAGTTTGCTTCGTGGTTATCTCCAGAATTTAAACTATACGTTATCAAAGATTATCAGCGCTTAAAACAGGAAGAAGCAGAACGCCTTAAAATTGGCTGGGACACGAAAAGAGAACTATCAAAAATAAACTATCGCATACACACTGATGCTATTAAAGAATTTCTCATCACACCTGAACTCACCAAGCAAGAAGCCGGATATAAATACGCAACAGAAGCAGATATCTTAAATATGGCTTTATTCGGAAAAACTGCAAAACAATGGAGAAATGAGACTAGAAATAAAAAATTAAATATGCGCGACTTTGCAAGCGTAGAACAATTGATTGTTCTAGTGAACTTAGAAAGTATGAACGCTTCGTAATTTTCTCACTCTTTCTCAAGAAGAAAGAGTGAGAAAATTACGAAGCGTTGCCTACTATCAATTGCAGTCTCTTCAAAAAAATAATACTGCAAAGCGGCTGAAAGAAAATATTGAAAGACGAATTGAAGAAAAATAAGAAAAACCGCCCGGTACTGGTAATACCGAACGGCTTTACATATACACCCGAAGATGTACTTTTCAATCGCAAACATATTGTATCATCTTCGGAACAGCCTTGCAATCGGAACATATTTTCGATGGCTGTTATTTTTATACTCAAAATTAAAAAAGGAGATGATTTTATGCGTAATCCAAACGGCTACGGCTCTGTTGTCTATCTAGGTAAGAACCGCCGCAAACCCTATGCAGTAAGAGTAACCAATGGATACAAGGAGGTGAATGGACGTTTTAGGCAGCAATTCAAGTATCTGGGATATTTTGAAAAGTCCAAAGAAGCAAATATATTCCTGGCTAACTACAATTCCGGAATGCCTGTAAAAGAGCATACAAGCCTCGTAAAAGAGCCCACATTTAAAGAGGTATATGAAGCTTGGCTTGAATATAAAAAAGCCAGAAAAAAAGCACCTTCTTCCAGTACTTTAAGAAACTATAACCTTGCATACAGTCGTTTTACGGATATAGAGAATAGGAAAATCAGGAATATCCAGACAGATGACATACAGAAAATAGCAGATAGTGTATCCTCAAAATCTAATTCCACTGTTGTCATGACAAAAACAGTCCTATCACAAGTGTATGAGTACGCTATAAAGAGAAAATATGTAGATACAAACGTTGCAAATTTATGTGACTGGGATTATACAGAAACAAAAGAAAAGATACATAAACCTTTCACAGAAGATGAAATAGCGATGCTTTGGAAAAAGAAAGATATTCTATATGTGGATATTATCCTGATTATGATTTACACAGGACTTCGTGCATCAGAATTTTTGAACATTGAAAATAAAAATATAAATTTTGAAGAACAGTACGTTATCTGTGGAATGAAAACAGATGCCGGAAAAGACCGAGTCGTTCCAATCCACGACGCTATCCTGCCATTCTTTAAGAGATATTACAGGAAGGGAAATAAATATCTGTTTCCAAACACCAAAGGTGGCGCTTACTACTATACCCTATTTAGGAACACAATCTGGAAGAACCTGATAGAAGAATTACAAATAGACCACACACCACATGATACCAGACACACCTTTGCTACTTTGGCAGATAGATACAATTTAAATGACTATTATATAAAACTCATCATGGGACATTCCGTATCCGATATAACCAAAGGAACGTATACTCATAAGCTGCCGTCTGAGTTATTAGCAGAATTGCAAAAAATAGAAATTCCAGATGTATAATTTGTATATTATATGTATATTGCTCGTATATTACGTTTCAAAATCAACACCATTTTTCTTGATTTTAGACATGAAAAAACCCCGTAAATAAAGGATTTACGGGGTCTGAAAATTTCATTAAGCCAATTTAGATGTATTCAAAAAGCCTTATAAATACTGAGTGAAAAGGGTTTTTTGTATATTTTATGTAACTTACGATTTTACCTTAATAAATTTTAACACCTAGTTTTTCTAT